TCAAACTGTAATTCCGCCCGCTCGACAGCATCATCTACCAACGTCTCGAGTCGATCACCACTCATATGACTCATCGGGATTCCCAGCTGTGACGTGCGGAAGTCTGGCGCGATATCCCGCTCGCCCTGCGGCTCGAACTCAGTCCGGACGGCCTCCTCCAGACCAAAGTTCCCGCGCGACGGCGACGGCCCTAACTCGACGTCTTCGAACATGTACGTCTCGATGGCATCCGCCAGATCGTCGTCTGACATTGACGCCAGCTCGTCTTCGAACCGATCGAAGTCGTAGTCCGGTGCCCCGACACCACTGAACGCGCTACGCATTGCATTCGCCGCGATTGCCTTCCGCTGCTCGTTCCCGACGTCGTCCCACGACTCGTCGTCCTCCACCACCGCGTGAATGAAGTCTATCTCACGAGGCGACGCATTAGACTCAAACTCTATCTCAGTCGTATCACGAGTCTCCGGATCACGAAGCAGCCCTTCGCCGGCATACGGATTGACGGTGGCCAGATACTGAAGCCCGTCGTCAGTCAGTAGCTTCTCCCCCCTTAGATCGTACAAGCGGTCTCCGACATCGACGTACTTCTTGAACGACGGCAGATCGGGCGTGTCGATGAACCGTCCGTCCGGAGCACGCGGCTGGTCCATCGGATTCCATCCCTCGTTGAAGACGGAACGAACAGCATTGACGACTCGGTCGACCATGCCCTCTTCCGGCGGCGGCCCGAACCGCTCGTCAAAGGCATCCTCAACCTGATCCTTCTCCGTCATCCAGCGGTCTTTGTAGCTCATGGTCCTCCGAACTCCTCGTACCAGGGCTTGACGATATCCGGGATCTCCTCACCTTCCGCCATCTTGAGCACGAACGCCTCGGCAACGAACTCCAGCGGACTCTCGGCGGCATACTCGCTGATCTCCTCTTTAATAACAGACTCCTGCCGAGCCGACAATCCCATGTTTTTGAGATCCCAGTACTGGCTCCTGGACAGTTGTCGTTGATGAAGTCGATGACCGAACTCGTGGAGCACGACGTGCTTGTCGCTCGTTGTCGAGAGCCAGCCCTGGTCACCCTGCTGTCGTATCTTCCGCCAGTTGAGCCCGTCGACACTGATTTCAATGCTCCCAGTCGGCCCGGTCTGCCCCCACGAGTCGAGATAGTCGTGCACTGCGACCTTCTGCTGCACGGCATCTTCGCCGTACTCCTCTGCGACATCGATCATCGAGTCGGCAACAATCTTTGCCTGTGACTTCTGCTCCAGCTGGTACCAGTTGATCTGAAGATCAGCGTCGTACTCGTCTTCGATGATGTCCTCTACGACTTGGGGGTTGGACGCATCTTGGACGCGACTCCGAACGTCGGCGGCCTCTTTGAAGACCGCCTCCGGCTCGTCAAACAACCGCCCGTCGACACCGACACCGGTGGACGTCAGACTGGTGACCGTCCCGGATACCCGCTCGCCGTCCGCATCCACAATCACGCTGTCACCGAGTGCCAGCTCCGCGAGTGACTCGATCAACTCGGTACCATCAGGCAGGAACTTACCGTCGGGTGCTCGCGGCTGGACTTCCGGGTTCCACCCCTCATTGGCGGCTTGCTGGTCTAAGCTAGACATTTCAATCAGTGCTTGCCGCGTGTACTCCGAACCCCGGAGCCACCGTTCTTTATTCATGACGGCCCTCCGAGCTCGTCGTACAGCTCGTTTGCTTCATCACTAACCTCGGTGAGGTCGTCCATCTTTGCCGCAAAGACCTCAGCTATAAACTCGTGCAGTTCGGTTGCTGCATAACCACTGACGCTCTCCATTATGTCGGTGTCCGATCGGTTAGGCGCCATGCCCACAAGCTCACCGATTCGGTCGGAATCCATCCGACGCATGGTGAGCCGGTGGCCCAGTTCATGATAGACGACGTGCTTCAAGCTTCTTGACGAAAGCCACCCAGTTGCAGCGGTATCAGCAAGCCGCTCAACATCGAGCCCGTCTGGGTGGATTTCGACCATCCCGTCCAGGCCGGTCCGGCCCATTGCATCGAAGTACAAGTTGATGCTGAACAACCCTTCGACGGCCTCTGGTCCGAACCGATCAGCAACGTCAACGAGTCCGTTTGCGGCTCGCTGTGCTTCTGCGAGATTGACATTTCTGGGGTTGAACCGGACGTCCGCATCATCGTACACCTTGTTGAGCGCGTCTTCGACTTCCATGACCGTCTCCGCGTCGTCGATCGCATCCCGTGCCTCCTCGTGCGGCAACTCGTCCGCGATCTCGAGCTGCATGTCACGCGTGGTAATGGTATCACCAAAGACGTCGGCATTGACGTCGTCCGCAAATGCCTCGAACTGCGGCTGCCCGACGTCGAAGAGACTCTGCATGTGCTCGGCCTTCGCAGACGGCTCGATTGTAACCTGCAGTTTACCGTTGTCGAAGTCGAAGTCACCCAGCCGTCCAGACCACATACCGAGCGTGTAGTCGCCGGTAAAGTCTCTGATCTCGTTGACGGCTGTTAGCAGCTCGCCTTGGATTTCGTCCGGGGCGGTCTCACGAATGTTCTGCCGCAGTTCATCTTTGAGCTCGTTGACCTTCGCCAGATTGTTGTCCCGGTACGCCTCCTCGATCTGCTTGAGCTTGAAGAACCCCTCGTCGACCTGCCGAAAGACCGCCGGCATCTTCTGGTCCGCAAACATTGCCAGCTGGTCGGCGACAATGAATGACGACTCCGCCGGCCGCTGGCTGAAGTTAATCCGCTCCGAATCTGCGTGGTTCCGCATGTAGCGCTTGACGTCGTCGAGCGCGTCTTCTCCAAACAATGCCTCGATCTCGTCCGCCTTCCCGGACTGCTCAAGCATCCCCACACCGACGTCCGGGTGGTCGGCAAGGTCAAAGCTTCGCGCCTTGTCCGGGTGTGCGTACCCCCAGTCGTGATAGAACTGGGCGATTCCAGCAAGGAACCGCTCCCGAGCCGAAACGTCCTGCGGAATCTCGTCCATCACCCGATTCATATTCTCGACGTTGGACGAGATATGCCGGACACCGTGATCACCCAGCTGCCGCGAGTACGACAGGTCGTTCTGGACCCGCACGTTGTCGACCGTATCCGCCATGAACTTGGCAAAACGGTCCGAGTTCGCCTGCAGATCAGACCACTGGTACGCATCCACGACCGTGTCGACGGTATCCGTGAGTCGCTCCTGGTCGTCCGCCGTCATTTCTGCCGAGTGCGCGTCAATCCGCTCGTGTGCTGCTTCACGAACGTCGGTTACCGTCTCTGCGGAGATATCCGTCTCGGGAAAGTCCGCGGGCACCTCGTCCTCGACGTGCTGGTCCGAATCCGCCAGGTAGTCCAGCGATGGACTGGGCGGATTATCACGCCTGCGAAACACTTTGTGTGAGACGAAGTCGGCCCGATCGACCCGTGTCCCGTCGACCTCGATGTACCCGTCACCGAGCGCAGACACCTCGCCCTCGAGATGCTCGCCATCGTCGTAATGCATCACCGACACCTCGTGACCGAGGAGCACCTCGCCGAGTGAGTCGATGAGCTCGCCGTCAGGCTCGGGCAGGAACCGACCATCCGGGCCTCGCGGCTGAATGTTCGGGTTCCAGCCCTCGTTTGATGCCCAGTTGTCGGACATCGACTCGCTAAAATCCGGCACATCACCCTCCACCATGAACGCGAATCGCTCCTGTGCATCCGGAATCGTGACGTCCGGGTTGCCCTTGGGCGAGATCTTCTTCAGTGCATCCGCCCGCTTGTTCCAGACCTCGGCAGTCTCGGACTGCGTCAGCTCGAACAGTGACGGCCAGATGACCTCGTACTCGCCGCCGTTCGGCTCCGGCAGGATCTCGTACTCGATGAGCCGGTTGATGAACGGTCGAAGCAACTCCGGCTCGCCGAATCGCTGCTGCCGAGACGTAATCCGATCGAACCAGTTCTTTCGGTCCTGTGTCGACGACAGCTCGCCTCGTTCGGAGCCCGTCAGCAGTCGCCGCGGGATGCCAGTGGTGCCCGAAATTGTCTTCATAATCTCGTTGGCAACACCCGACGGGTCCACCTGCTCGCCGCTAATCACCTCCATGTCGGTATTAAACGTCTTGACGTAGTTCTGCATGTCGTGGACGAGCTTCTGCACTTCGTCGTCCAGGTCTTCGAGCGCGTTCGGGTCTACGTTCTGCCCGTCGGTGTCGACATTGAACTGGTACTTTGGTGCCGCACCGGTCCAGAATGCCTCCGCGGATGCACCCACAACCTTCTCGAGGTCGTCGAGGCGGTTGTAGACCGGCTCGAGCCGCGGCGTGCCTTTCAATTCGGACTCAACCTTGCCCTCGGCGACGTGAATGACACGCGACCAGTGCACTGTCTGCAAGTCCTCGCGCCGGTCCTTCTGGTCCGCGTCGACATCTGCAAACGACAGCTCGTACTCCACCGGCTTGTTGTATCGCGGATCGCTCGGATCTAAGTCCTGATCACGTCCCAGCTCCCACGACATCACGTGGTCCTGTGCGTACGGCGTGACGAACTCGAGTCCGTCCACCGCATCCGTATTTACAGGTTCGTCCAGCGGCTGGTTGTCGGCGAACCCGAGGAACACGACACCGTACTCGCCGATGCCTGCGGTAATGTCCGCGCGACTCATGACGCTCCAGCCGTTCAGCTCCGTAAATAAACGTTCGACGGCGGACTCGAACTCTGACTCAGAATCCGAGTCAGACACTTCGGGCGGCTCCCGCCACGTGTCCTTGGCTGGCAGCTCGACAATCTGCTTGGCAACGTCCTGGCGGCGGTACTTAGCTCGGTAGTCACCGGCCTCGATCTCGTCCTTGTAGCCCAGAACGTCGTAGACGTCCCGGTCACCGTCGTACATCTTGCCCAGATGCTCGACGAACTGCTCGCGTGACCGCATCTGCGGGCCGTGCATGTTCCAGACCAACCCGGCGGCCTGCTGGAACTTTTCGTCACTTACCGACATCGATAGATCCTCGTTTTGGCTTCCATCTCCATCTCGTCAATCGACACGTGGCCGATCGTCGACTTCGGCTCCAACTCGGCGGTCACGATGAACACGTTTGGTTCGCGATTGATGAGCTGGTGCGCCTGATCGCGGGTGATGTCGTTCATTACCAGTCCTGCTCCGTGATGTACGACAGCGATATGTCGGTCGTATTGCTCGGTTTCGCGATGAAGACGACGTAGTCGCCGTCGTACACGCCGTACTTCTCCTGGACTTCGCTGCTCCGGGTCGTCTCGCCTTCGTACGACCGGTTCGTGTTCCAGCCGACCTGATATCCGCCCGGATTGTCCGCCGACGTCGTCGTGCTTCCGGTCGAATCCGGGAACTGCGTCACTGTCGATCCGTCCGTTACCTCGACCGCAGTGTTCGCCGCGCTGTGCTCCTCGGGCGCGCTGAAGTCTGAATCGACAAGCCCGCTCCCGCCGGACTTCTTGACATTCGACGGATCACACGCAATACCCATGACCTTGCCCTCACCCTCCGTCATCTCAACCTTGCCGATCTGCACGTTGACGAGCGGTCTGTCAGGGTCCTTTCGAAGCGCGAACAACGGCACCCAGGTATCAGTGCTGCTGATGCTAAGTCCGACCTTTTCACCGCCTTTGACGCGATACACGCCGCGCGACGACCCCAAGGTGGTGTACCCGACCGAGCCTGCATAGCACTCGAGGCCCGACGTCGACGCATCGGCCGTCACTTCGACGAAGATGCAGCCGTTCCCGCTGATCGGTCCGCGCCCGCCCGGTCCGGCGTTCTGTGTATCGTCACGCACGTTGAGTGACGCCAGCGGCGTGTTGAGCTGGCCGAACTCCTGCGTGAACGTCTCGAGCCAGTTCGACTCACCGACGTTGTACCAGTTGTAGGCATTTTCGAATCGCTGGAACGTTGTGAGCGGCGCGCCCAGCGACACAGTCTGTTTATCACCGAGCACGGACCCGTTACGCTTCGCATACAGATCCACTTCGTCGTCTGCGTGCGAAGCCGTCTGCTCGAAGAAGTATCCGTCCGACGTGTCGCGATTCGGTGACGTATCGAGCCCGCCCACAACCGTGTCGTTACCAGACAGTGACTGATTGACGGCCAGCGCCTGGGTCACCTCCGCCACGAAGTTGACGGTGTACCGGAATCGTTCCGCAGTGTGAAACCGAACGGTCTCGCCCGCACCCGGCGCGAGCACGAATACGTCCTCTTCGTCAGTCCGACTGTCTTCGAATTGCGACACCGAATTGTACTGCAGCAATTTGCGGTCACCGTCAACGTACACTCGGTATCGCTCCGGCGAGTAGTCGTAGTGTGACGCTAGATCCGCATCGTTGTGCGTAACTCGCGCGAGTTGATTTCCGAACGCGTCAGACCACTCGTCGACTGGATTCGGCATTACCAGGTCAGCTCCTTGATAGTGTTCATCTGCGCATCGACCGCCCAGACCGCCTGCATCGCGGCGTCGAGCACGTCCGGACTGCGACCGAGACGATCCTTGATCACGTCCTTCGACGTCGCCTTGAGCACCTCGGAATCTCGTGAGGCGTAGTACTTCTCCGAGAACGACACCTCACGAGCAGCAATCCGGAGCTCCTCGTCGATCTTGTCACCCGTCACCGCACCACCGTCGAGTGCCTGTCCGAGGTGATACAACCCTTCCGCCCACTTGTCGTAGAATTTTTGCTCCTCAGCTGGCTTGGCACCCGCGTTGAACCGCGTGACGCGACTCCCGAACTCTTGCTTCGCGTCGTCAGCTTTGCCGGATCCCTCGCCCTGTGCATCGATGGCGAGTCGGGCATCCCGGTGTGGTCTCGCGTACTCGCGGAAGACGTCGTATCCGGCGACGTGATCCGCGCCCTTCCAGCGCTCGACCACTTCGATCGTATGACCGTCGTACGCGCAAATAACGTTCCAGTCGCCACCCTTCCGCGCGACGTCCCACCCGATGCCGCGGTACGGCTCCACGTCCGTCGTTGCTTCGACCGCCGCATCGACGTCCGCGACCGTGAACGGGCGATAGACCGCTGCCGTGTCGGGCGGAATCTCACCCATCCGCCGCCGAAACCAACGCTCGTCCAAGTCGTGATCGTCCTGACGGACGACTTTGAATCCGGGTCGAAACGTGGATACCGCCTGCTCCCGATCGATGTCGCCGTGCTCCAATTTATTCTTGATTGCGTACGCGCCCGGGTAGTCACCGTCCCACTGCTCCGGTGCTCGCGGCCAGGAGCGCTCGTTCCACGCCTCCCAGTCGTCGGCCAACGTGCACAATCCGACGAGCCCGTCAATGATCTCGGCATCCACGAGTCCGGCATCCACCTTGACGTTGTGGCTCTCGAAGCTACTGAACTGGATCGTGTGCCAGCGGTCCGAGTTCATCTTCTCGTAGACGATGTTGCTCTCGTCCGACGGCGGATTCGCGATTGCCACCATCCGGTCCGACGAGTCCGTGATGCTCGTTCCGGCGGACTCGAAGTGGCGGTCGTCAATGTTCTTCTTGTCCGCCTCCTCGATCACCACCAGAATATCGTCCGCGTGGCGGCCTTCGACGTTTCCGGGATCACGCGGGCTCACCACTTTCGCGTACCAGTCGTCTTCGACCCGAATTTCCGGGCTGCCCTCGAGTTTCCGCCCCGGGAGGCCCTTGTCCTGGAGCTCCTTCCACATGTTCTTCATCGGCCGCCACATCGTGTCGATGAACTGGGAGTACGTGCCGCTCGTTCCCATGACTGTCGAGTCCGGGTTGGTGTACAGAAATGCGAGGATGAGTGCGGCTACGGCGTACGACTTTCCGACGCCATTTCCGGAGACGATCATGACGCGCTGGTGACGAGCACACGCACGAAGGATCCGCCGCTGTGTATCTGCAAATCGGAGCCCGATGAAGTCCCGGCCGAAGTCGACGTACCGGTCGTCACCACCTTTGTACTGTGCCGGCCTCATTCGTATGTCAGCTCCGCTTCGTCGAGCGCGTCTTTCATGTTCTCCAGCCCCCGGACACGATCGAATCCGACACCGTCGAGATGATCGTGCCAGTGCTCCGTCGGCTCGAGCTCCCAGTGTGCAGTCATCTCGACGTGATCATCCTGTACCCAGCCGCGAACGTGCGTCTGCCACCACCGGTCGTTGTGGTACCGGATGTCCGCAAGGTTGATGTCTTCGCCCTTGTCGTAGGACTGCTCCCAGTTCGGTGCATACGGGCCCTCGCCCAACCTCTGGACGATCGTCTCGGGATCTTCGTACACCTTGAGGAACAGCCCGTCAGGCTTCGGCTTTTTGAAGAACGTGTGCCTGAACCAGCGAAACAGCGGCTGAATGACGTGATTCATATCTCGTATCCCTCCTTGTCGAGTT